CAACAGGAATCGCACTGTTTGCATTTCTAATCGTCGGAGGAATGGTTGCACCTTTCTTCTACACTCCTGAACAACATCAGATGGTACCGATGCCTTTCACGGCAGATTATTTGATGTAACCTTTAAGGTTTTGCCGGCGTTTTCCCTAATAAAAAACGTCCGGACCATTAAGGAGATATATTATGGCTAATATTAAGTTGTTTCATATATTGAACGGCGAAGACATTCTAGGAGATATTATTGAGGAATCGAATGATATTTATACTTTGAAAAATCCTTGTCTTATTGGGTTAGCAGCCGGAGAGAATGGCACACCCCAACTATCACTCCAGCATCTTGTTTTATTTTCAAAACAGGATGTGGTCGAAATCAACAAAAGTCACGTTGTTTATGCGGTAACAGTTGACAAACAGATAGAAACACAGTATAATCAGATGTTTGGTAATATCATAACTCCAAACTCAAAGATTATACTATGACAAGATTTTACACACACTTTACAAGACGAGGCAACAACATCCTAGAAATAGGATACAACGACGGAATGAAGTACGCAAGGAAAGTTCCGTATTGCCCCACGTTTTATTTACCAACAGATCAAGAGACTGGTTGGTCAACTCTTGATGGCAGAAATGTTCTCCCTAAAGAAATGGATTCGATGCGAGCGGCTAGGGAGTTCACTGACAAATATGCAGATGTTCCTAACTTCGAATTCTATGGAACGACAAACTATGCATACGCATACATCAATGAACAGTTTCCCGATGGTGTTGATTTTGATTCCAGTTTACTTCGCATAGCAAACATCGATATCGAGGTTGGATCTGAGAATGGATTTCCTGAACCATCTCTGGCGAATGAACCTATCACTGCTATCACATTCAAGATGCGTAGTCGCTACTACGTGCTTGGTTGTGGAGATTATCATAACACACGCAATGATGTTGAGTACATCAAATGTGACGATGAGCGTGATCTAATTCTGAACTTCCTAGATCTCTGGGAGAAAAAATCTCCTGATATTATCACAGGTTGGAACGTACAGTTCTTCGATATTCCGTATCTCTACAATCGAATTTCTAAAGTGTTGAGTGAGAAGTCTGCGGAACGAATGTCACCTTGGAGATTTGTGAGCGAACGAACGACCACTATTCATAATAGACAGCAGACTGCATTTGATCTAGTTGGAATCTCAATTCTAGACTATCTCGAATTATATAAAAAGTTTACTTATACTCAACAGGAAAGTTTTCGATTAGACCATATTGCTTATGTGGAACTCGGTGAACGGAAGTTGGATTATAGTGAATTTGAGAATCTTCATCAGTTATACAAGCACGACTATCAAACATTTATCGACTATAACATTAAAGACGTTGACTTGGTTGATCGCATCGACAATAAGATGAAACTGATCGACATGGTACTCGCTCTAGCATACGACGCTAAAGTAAATCTTACCGATGTGTTTACTCAAGTGAGAATGTGGGATACATTGACACACAACTATTTACTTCGAAAAAATATTGCGGTCCCCCAAAAGAAAACACACTTCAAAGATTCCAAGTACGAAGGCGCATATGTCAAGGAGCCTATTCCAGGTAGATATGAATGGGTATGTTCATTTGACTTGAACTCACTTTATCCGCATTTGATTATGCAGTATAATGTGTCACCTGATACTTTCGTTGAAGGATTACACACGCCCACGTCAGTGAATGAATTGCTGAGTGGATCATACAAATCCACCAGCCATCACTGTATGGCAGCAAACGGACATTACTTCAGAAACGATGTTCGAGGATTTCTTCCTGAGATGATGGATCAAATGTACACCGATCGATCTAAGTATAAAAAACTAATGATTGACTGGCAGAAAAAGAAGGAAGTGGCATCAACTAAAGATGAAAAGCAGAAGTGTGAAAATGAGATATCAAAATACTCTAATCTACAATTAGCAAAGAAAGTTCAGTTGAACTCAGCATATGGCGCTATCGGGAATCAGTGGTTTCGCTTCTATGACGTAAGACAAGCAGAAGCAATCACATTGTCTGGACAGTTATCTATTCGCTGGATTGAAAACAAAGTCAATGGATATCTCAACAAACTACTAGATACTAACGGTGTTGATTATGTGATCGCAAGTGATACTGATTCGATCTATGTAAACTTTGGACCTCTAGTCAAGAAAGTTTATAAGGATAACATTCCCGAAAAAAGTAAAGTAATCGACTTTCTTGATGCTGTGTGTGAAGAAAAGTTCCAAAAATTTATCGACAACTCTTATCAAGAACTTGCTGATTATATGAACGCATACGATCAGAAGATGATAATGAAACGTGAGGTCATTGCTGATACTGGAATCTGGACAGCGAAGAAACGATATATCCTCAACGTGTGGGATAGTGAAGGTGTTCGATATGCTGAGCCTAAACTAAAGATGATGGGTATCGAAGCGGTCAAGTCATCTACTCCGATGTCTTGCCGTGACAAGATTAAGGAAGCGCTGCAAATTGTGATGACTGGAACGGAAACAGATCTTCACACTTTCAACAAAAAATTTCGTGAGGAATTCAAGACACTTCCGTTTGAGGATGTTGCATTCCCCCGTGGCGTATCCGAACTAACTAAGTACTCTGATCCGAAGTTGATGTATAAGAAGGGAACGCCTATCCACGTTAGGGGATCTCTTGTTTACAATGATTTGCTAGAGAAACATAACCTCACTAAGAGATACGAATTGATTAAGGATGGTGAGAAGATTAAATTCTGTTATATGAAAGTTCCTAATCCAACACAAGAAAACGTTCTGTCTATCATGTCTGTTCTACCTAAACAATTTGAATTGAATAAATATATAGATTACGATTTACAATTTGAGAAAGCATACTTAGAACCGCTGAACATCATTGTCAACACGTTCGGTTGGACAACAGAACCAGTAGCATCACTAGCGAGGTTTTTCAAGAAATGACAACTCCAATACCACAAGAATATTTGGATTTAAGAACACAAGAAGATTTTGGTTTTAGTGCTGTAGATGAAGGCGAAGTCACACAAGTCACCGACAGCGAAACACTTGAGACAACAATCATTCGTGAGACTGTATCAACATCAAACGAAGCGATTGCTCGACTAGAACAAAAGATTGATAGTGTTCTTGCTATTTACGAACAAACTACATTTGGTTTAGATTCGCAGAAGTTGCAACTAGAAGAATCTTATGCAACCAAAGAATCTCAATTGTTAGAATCAACGCAAGCAAAACTTACAGAACTTGAAAAGATGATTGTGCCGTTGTTGGTCAATCTTATGAAGAATCCAGAGAAAGAATATATCTATTGGCCTAACAGAAAAGAAAAGTTAGAAGAACAAGTAAGTAAGATTGTCACGTTGACTAGAGGCTAAAATGAAAACTGCAATTATGATGATACTGACCGGATTGTCGGTATCTCTCGTAGCGGCATACTATTCCATCGCAGGGTTGATGGCGATCTTTGCTGCAAGCCCTGTTGCTATCGCTGTGATGGGCAGTGTGCTAGAAGTATCCAAACTTGTCGCTGCAAGTTGGGTTTATCGGAATTGGTATAACGCACCTAAGTTGCTGAAATACTATTTTGTGTTTGCCGTTTCGGTACTTGTTATGATAACATCATTGGGTATCTTTGGATTCCTGTCTAAAGCACATATTGATCAAGGATTGACATCCGGTGATGTTAGTGATAGAATAGTGTTGATAGAAGAACGAATTGCGATTGAGCAAGAGATTATATCTCAGGCTCGTTTGGATATCAGCACCCTAAACGATCAAATTGATAGATATACTGAACTGGGAGCTGTGACAAAAGGTGTCAACGCAAGAAACGAACAAACAGAAGAGCGATCGAGACTTCTGGACCAAATTGAGAAGGCGCAGGATCAAATCACTACTTATCGCCAGGAACTTGCGCCGATACGAGCAGAACGAAGAGAAGTTGAAGCAGAAGTCGGACCAATCAAATACATCGCAGCGTTTGTCTATGGCGAAACGGATCAAGAAATTCTGGAAAAGGCTGTTACATGGGTCATCATAACCATCATATTTGTCTTTGATCCATTAGCGGTATTGCTGTTGATCGCAGGGAACTATTCCCTATTGCAGATAGTTTCTACTAAGGAAGAGGTCGATTCGCCACCCAAACCAGCCGTAGAGCCTCCCAAGAAGCGCAAAACGGTCAAAACTCCAACATTCAATGCTGAAGTTATTGATCCTATTCCTATGAAAGAGGAAGAGCTATTAAAGGTTATGGAAGAGCAGGGTAAGAAGCCTAAAGGTCCATTTTCCTTAGATAATTTGAAATCTCCATAGTTTCTCCATTATTTTCCACCACTTTTTCATTATTTTATCTTGACAAATATCATATATTGATGTATTATATGTCTTGAATTGATGAGCAATTCATTGTCTGTGTAATAGTTTCTGAAACGATTCTATCCAGACAATTAATAAACCTTAAAAATGGAGTAATTATGGTAAACGTGACATTAACAAGCTACACTCAAGCGGTTGTACCTGTAGAAAATACAGAAAAAACTGTAAAATGGTTTCTCGAAAAAATGTTCGCTGGTAAGATTATTCTGAGCCCTGAGTATCAGAGGAATTTTATTGCACCTCCAGTTTGGAGTCGAACAATTGTTGTTTCAGTTTGGTGCCGTAAAGGTGTTAACACAATTCACTTAAGAGATCTTGGTGATGGTAGATATGAAGTTCTTGATGGTCTTCAGAGACTTAAAAGTATCTTTCTATATGTTACAGGAAAGATCTGGTTGACCTTACCTAAAGGTTCAGACGGATTGTACGTGCCTGTGCGGAATTCCGACTCTTATCGAAAAATTCAATTAAAGTGGGAGCATTTGAATGATTCGGATAAAGAGTTGTTTTACAATTCACCACTCGGGACGGCAATCTATAACGTTGCAATGACGGATACTGAAGCTGCAGAAAAGTTCGTCGAGCTAAACGATGGAAATGATCTTAAAGACCAAGAAAAGCGAAACGGTCAAAAAGGACATCATACTTCTATGGTTCGCTCAGTCGTCAATGCTGCAACCCCTTTTGAAGAGTTAGGAACAGCGGTACATCCTTTCTTTGAGAAAATCGAGTTGCGCAATGATCGCAGACAAGCTGAAGAGATTGCCGCAAAGCTTGCAGCAGCATCTATTCTGTATAACGAAAACTCAAGCGAATGGTTTTTGGCGACAGAAATTGATCGTGTTCTGCTAGATGAGCAGTATAGAACTACGGCAGGGAGATCAAATCTGGATGAGTGTAAGAGGACATACAAAACCCTAAAAGAAATTTTAGATCAAATGTATAAGATTCTTACTATAGCTTCTGACGAAAAAATGGCTAAGCAAACAATGCGAAGTGGACCTAAGATTTTATTTGCCTTCCAGTTTCTGCTCTATCTGAAGGCGACGAAATTGGAAATTGTCGATTTTCAAGCCTTCGCTGATGCTTATGTGGATGCGATGTACTCAATGTTTCTTGATCAAGAAACTCTGTACGATGGCCGTCAGAAAAGTCGTCAGCTAGTCTCTTGGAGAACAATGTTAGGATTACACTTGAGGGATCAAGTCTTTGCTAAGATTGGAATTTTCCTAGACGCTATAACCGTCAACGGTGAGTTGCCTGGAATTATTGGGAAGCGTGAACGATGCTTTGGAGAAGAACAGATCTTAAAGCGATTTGAAGAACAAGGCAAAAAGTGTGCGATCACAGGTATGCCTGTCTTTATGAAAGACATTGAAGGTGGACACATCATTTCCCATGCAAATCAAGGAGACACTTCTTATGACAATTTAATTGTAATCACTAAAGAAGTAAATCGTCGAATGGGATCGATGAATCTGGATGAATTTTTGACGAAGTATAAGGATGAATATCCTAACCACTTATGTCAAGACATTCTAGAACGACTGGCTGCTTAACAGCCTAACGGAAGAAAGCAAGGGTTCGCCCTTGCTTTTTTTTATCTTTTATGTTATAATGCTCGCAACTTGAACAGGAGTTTTTTATGTCTAAATTTTTTAATAATCTCGTCGAAACACTTAAAGACGAGGATACAAAAATCCTTGCCGACGGTAATGCGTCTGCTGAATATACGGGATGCATTGATACAGGTAGTTACGCACTCAACGCTGTGTTGTCTGGTAGCATCTACGGGGGTGTTCCTAACAATAAAGTCACCGCATTTGCTGGGGAATCCGCAACTGGTAAGACATTCTTTGTCTTAGGAATCGTAAAGCAATTTTTAGATTCCAATCCTACAGGCGGTGTAATCTACTTTGACACCGAAGCGGCTGTCACGAAAGGTATGATGGAAGACCGTGGTATTGATACTTCTCGTGTTGTAATTTCTGAACCTGACACAATTCAAAAGTTTCGCCATACTGCACTGAAGATTATTGAGAACTATTCTGAACAACCGGAAAGTAAACGTGAGCCAATGATTATGATTCTCGACTCTTTAGGTCAGTTGTCGTCCACTAAAGAGATGGAAGATACGATGGAAGGTAAGGAAACAAAGGATATGACCAAGGCGTCTATTCTCAAAGCAACCTTCCGTGTACTCAATCTACGACTTGCGAAGATTGGTGTTCCTCTTATGGTAACAAACCACGTCTATGATGTTGTTGGTTCCTATGTTCCTATGAAAGAAATGTCGGGTGGATCTGGCTTAAAGTACACCGCATCAACTATCGTTATGCTTTCAAAGAAGAAAGAGAAAGATGGTAAAGAGGTCATTGGCAATATTGTCAGAGCAAAAATGCAAAAGTCTCGTTTGACTAAAGAGAATGCTCAAGTCGAAGTGAAGATTACATATCAACATGGGCTAGACCGATACTATGGCTTGCTTGACATCGCTGAAAAGTATGGTATTTTCAAGAAAATTTCTACTCGATATGAGTTACCTGACGGATCTAAAGTGTTTGGTAAAACTATCAATGAAAGTCCAGAGAAGTTCTATACTGAAGAAGTGTTACAGCTAATTGATAATGCGTGTAAGAGTGAGTTCTTGTACGGTGCAGAGACTATTGAAGAAGTAGGGGTTGGGGATGTTGGAGAATAGAGATTACGTCTTGATTGATCCTAAAGATGGATATGAGAAAGAAGGTGAGTTGGCAACTGTCAAATTAATTACTGGAGAATTTTCGGGGATCGAATATTCTTACGGGGTTGTTAGCTTAGATCCTGATGTCGTTGAGGCGGATGGTTTGCACGTATCATTTGAGTATAATATTCTCTCTGAAGAAAAGGATTTTATTTTAAATAATGAAAGCAATAAAGAAAGGTTTGAAAATGATATAAGTTCTGTGTTACACTCCATACTAATAGAAACCGTAGAGAAAGCAGAAGAGAGATACACAAATGAACTTAGAGAAGAAAATTCTTAAACATTTACTTTATGATGATGAATATGTTAGAAAGACTTTACCATTTGTAAAAGCAGAGTATTTTTCTGATTCGACAGAGAAAACTGTATTTCAGACAATCACAGAATACATTCTAAAGTATAATACATCACCTACTATTGATGCTCTAAAAATTGAGGTCGACTCTATAGGAAGCCTCAATGAAGAGCAGTATCGAAAAGTCGTAGAATGTGTTGATGATATATCGTTTGATGACGTGTCGAACAAAGACACCGATTGGCTAATAGAAAGCACCGAAGAATTCTGTCAAGAGAAAGCAGTATACAATGCTATCATGGAAAGCATACAGATTCTTGATGGTCAGTCTAAACAACTCGACAAAGGATCGATCCCCAACATATTGTCGGATGCTCTAGCAGTATCTTTCGATAATCATGTAGGTCACGACTTTATTGTAGATGCTGAAGAGCGATATGATTTCTATCATAGAGTAGAGCAAAGAATACCTTTTGATTTAGATTACATGAATCGAATCACAAAGAGCGGTCTTCCAAACAAAACGCTGAACATTATCTTAGCGGGAACTGGTGTTGGTAAGTCGCTTGCAATGTGTCACTTTGCTGCCGCAAATCTTTCCATTGGAAAGAATGTTTTGTACATCACGTTAGAGATGAGCGAGGAAAGAATCGCTGAAAGAATCGACGCTAATCTGATGAATCTTCCGCTAGATTATCTTCATTCTATATCCAAAGAAGATTACATGGATAAGATCGAACGAATCAAACGCAAAACTAAAGGTAAACTGATCGTCAAGGAATATCCTACAGCATCCGCTAGTGTATCTCACTTCAAGCATTTGTTGAATGATATCAAACTAAAGAAACAGTTCAAACCTGACATCATTTATGTCGATTACTTGAATATTTGTGCATCGTCAAGATTAAAATCCGGCGCTGCAGTCAATTCGTATACGATGATCAAATCTATTGCAGAAGAACTCAGGGGGCTAGCGGTGGAATACGATCTGCCTATTATCTCTGCTACACAGACCACCCGAAGCGGATATGCTAGTTCTGATGTCGATCTAACGGACACGAGTGAATCGTTTGGTCTACCTGCGACTGCAGACTTTATGATTGCTTTGATATCGACTGAGGAATTGTCCGATCTAAATCAAATCATGGTCAAACAATTGAAGAATAGATATAATAGTCCAGACACAAATAAAAGATTTATCGTAGGGATTGACAAATCCAAAATGAAGTTGTATGATGTAGAACAGAATGCACAGAACAATCTAGCCGACAGTGGACAGATTGATGATGATAAGCCTCTATTTGATAAGTCGGAATTTGGATCTAGAGCATCCCAAGAAAGAAGAGATTGGAGCCGTCTAAAATTTTCCTAACTTATAAATATAGTGTCGATTAGGAAATATAGATGAAAGGTTTTACACAATTTATTGCTGAGCAAAAAAATACTCACATGACGCACCTTGAGGATAAGGTGCTATACGGCGGAGTTAACGGTACTCGTCAAGCTATTTTTGCTTTACGGGATATGCGTGATATGTTGTCTGGTAAAAAAGATGGCAATGTATCAGTCAAATGGGATGGAGCGCCGGCAATCTTTGCTGGGACTGATCCAAGGGACGGGCAGTTCTTTGTTGCTAAAAAGGGAATCTTCAACAAAAATCCCAAGGTCTATAAGACACCTGCAGAGATCGACGCAGACACGTCTGGTGATCTTGCTGCCAAACTTAAAGACGCTCTGAAGTATCTACCTGCTTTGGGAATCAAAGGGGTTATTCAGGGCGACTTTTTGTTTGGTCGTGGTGACGTAAAGACTAAGAACATTGACGGCAAAAAGTACATTACCTTTCATCCTAACACAATCGTGTATGCTGTTCCTTTTGAACAATCTTCTGAGATTCGTGCAGCCAAGATTGGTATTGTATGGCACACAACATACACCGGAAAAGATTTTGAGTCTATGCAAGCATCGTTTGGTGTTGATGTCAAATCACTGAAGAAATCCTTAAACGTCTGGTCACAAGATGCATTCTTACGAGACGTTACTAAAGCAACCATGTCAAAGTCTGAAACAGATAGTGTTAACGAAACATTGTCTGAGATTGGTACGTTGTTTAGATCCGTTGCCGGGTCTACTCTGCGTGAGTTGGAAGCAAACCAAGAACTCGCACAACACATTGAAACATTCAATAATACCTACGTAAGACGTGGTGAGATTATCAAGAATGAAGTTGCACACGCCGAGAAGTTAATTCGTTGGATTAAAGATAAGTATGGTAAAGAGGCCGACAAGCGTAAGACTGCGGCGGGTAAAGCGACACAAAGACAAAAGCGTGATGATTTGTTGAAGTTTTTTTCTTTGAAGAACAAAATCAATCTCATCGATATGTTTAGGCTACAGAAGTTGATGGTTATCGCAAAACTTAAACTCATAAACAAACTTAACGAGTTACAGAGTCTCGATACATTCGTAAAAACTAAAAAAGGATACAAAGTAACTGGTGCTGAAGGTTATGTCGCTATTGATAGACTCAGCGGTGGCGCTGTTAAACTCGTCGATCGTATGGAATTCTCATACAACAATTTTTCACCAGATGTAGTAAAAGGTTGGGACAAATGAAATCGTTCAAACAGTATCTAAATGAAACTGTTGGTAAAGGTGGATTAGACTATGAATTAAAAGTCTATAGTGCTATGAGATCTGCTAACATTGTTGGACTCAATCCAGGCGATAAGCCCGGTGCA